AATTGCATAGAAAGGATCTTTCAAACCCAGCATTCGCAAGGCTTTTGCATCGGCATCACTGTTTTTGCCCTGTGCAGCTGCAAGGGCTTCTTCCCTGTCTTTATAATTTCCGGCATATTGATATCGTATGATGATGACCCGTTTGAGCCATCCATACCGACAGCTTCTTTGGTTTTTCTCCAAAGATCACTAGTGCCTTGTGATATTTTATTTCCAAAATCACTAAATTTTTGTTCTAAATTAGATAAAGATTCGTTTACGTTAATAAACCCTCCTTTTTTACTATAACGCTTATAAGTTTTCCTTGCCATTTTATTTGCTATTATATATTATTGTAAGAAATTATAATAAATAATATAGAAAAATAATAAAATATAATTTGATTTATTACTAAATAATTCAAACTAACCTTTAATAATTTTGTCTTGGCAATGATCCCCAACCACATACCGCGCCATTTGTTAAACTGTAATTATAAATGGAACCCTTCTTTTTTGGCGCAACACACCCACCTGAACGCGCGCGTCTAATAGTGCTTCTAGTTCCACTTGGATAATAATTTTTTGTTGACGTTGGTTCAGATAATGGTAAACCTACCTTAAATCCACTCTTTCCTACAGCGGTTCGTTTTAATATATTAACATACATAGAAGAAGGAATTGGTTGAATATAATTCATATGCGTAGAAACACTATGCTGACGTTGTGTTGACGATGAATGAAACATAGTAGGAGGTGATGGATTTAGTAAAATAGAACTTTCTATTCCGCCACCTAAAACCCCTTGTTGTATATATTTATCTAAGCCTTTTCTTATATTTGGGCTGTCAATATCCTGTCTTTTTGTAGCGGCTCTTAAATATTCTTGTCTAGAATTTGACATCATTTCAGCATAAACAGGTTCTTGCGATGGATAAAACAAAGGTGGATTAGGTGTTTTTCCTGTTAAAGTACCATAATTATGATATGGCATTGCGCATGGATATTGATTTGTGCTTAATGGTCCTATTATTGGTGCGTTAACGTAATTATTATATGATACAGAACCTTTTGATGTAGTTACACTATATGGTGTTGTCATTTATTATATAATTACAATATAATAAATAATAGTAGTTTTTATTTTTTTATATAATTAGGATTTCCACAATACATACAATTTTGAAAATTAATTTTTCTCTCTTCACTATTTGCGGAAGACATAATTGTATTTCGTTTTTTACATTTAGTACATTGAAATATTTCCCTTAAATAGGTAATCGACCAATTGTTAAATTCAGTTTTTTGATTCAATTCTGGTCTATTCAATTTATTTATAGTATGCTTCATTTTTATTACATACTAATTATATTTTAATATCTTCTAATAGCTCTATAAGCGCTTTGACTACCACTATAATCGTTTCCAGAAAATGATTTATCGTTGTAATTAGATACCATAGCCTTTTGCTTTAAATAAGTAGTATAATCTGAACTATCGTAAACAAATTTAACATTGCAAGCTGCCGCAGGAACTAACGGAGCAACCTGATTTCCAGTGTACGTGGCGCTTGCAGTACAAGATTTTGAAACAGATCCAAGATGCTGTCTTAAACCTCTTAAATTTGGTCTACTTTGAAATGATTGACATGTACCACCACATGAATAATTATCACGACTTAATAAATCTCCTGAATTTGTAACTGCGCGAAACGGTGTTATAATTTGTTTTTTATTAGATGCTCTTAATTCAGCCTTGTAGGTAGTGTTCCATGAATTTCTTAAAGTAAAACGAATATTTTCAAAAACATTACTACCGAATGATCCTTTTTCAGTGGTTTGATCTGCTTGAGGCATGTATCCTTGGAATCCTCCTCCTAATGCTTTACCTTTAAAATCTCCACTTACTAAATAAAATTGTGGAAAACTTCCACCAATACTATTTGTATAACCAATACTTCTAGACATGATAATAATATATATTATATATATAATAAATATATTATTATCATTTATAATAAAATGTCTCAAAATTATTACTAAATTTATAAAATTAATTATTTATGTAATATATAATATGTTTAAATTTATATTTTTATTTACTGCAATCGTTTTTGTTGCTTTAGATTTCATGTATCTGAATTTAATAAAAGAATATTTTTCAAAACAGATTGCAAAAGTTCAAGGAGAGAAATTAGAAGTCAATTTTTTAGGAGCAGCAATTTGTTATATTTTTCTAATTGCAGGTTTAAATTATTTTATTATTGAACCTAAAAAAAGCGTTTATGATGCGTTCCTTTTAGGTATAGTTATTTATGGTGTATATGAAACAACTAATTATAGTTTATTTAAAAATTGGTCAATAATAACAGTGTTTATGGATACCTTATGGGGCGGCATTTTATTTGCTGCTACAACTTTTTTAAGTAAACAAGTAAGAAATTTATTCTAAACACATTCTAGAAAATTCTAGAACATTTTATCTACGTCAATATCTTTATTCATAACAATCGTATTATTTACTAACAATTCTGAAAATTCAACTAACTTAATATAATTTTCTTTCAATAGTTTTTTTGCCTCTTTATATGCATTATTTACTAATTCCAATGACTCTTTATCCATTACATATTTTGTATATTGTGAATACTTATCACCTATTCCTAAACTTCTACCCAAAAATGGGTTTGATTCGTCTCCAATATTATCATTAAAAAAGACCTCTAATTTATCCCCCATTCCAAAATTGCCAATCATGCGTTGTGCTAATTTATTGGCTTGCCTTAAATCTTCGTTTGCACCTAATGAGACAAAATCATCGCCGTAGTACAGGTTTTCTGCTGCTTTACCGCCTAAAGTAACAATCAATCTTTTTCTTAATATATCTTTAGTATATAATCCACCGTCTTTTATTTCTGGTTTTTCGCTGAAAATAGTATATCCGCCGGCTCCATTATACGTAGGTTGAATAGACGCTTTTTGAAAATCAAAATATTTGTTAAAAATAATTGATAACAATGCATGTCCAGCTTCATGGATTGCGACTCTTTGTTTCGTTGCAGGTTCTACGTCAGCATTATTTCTTATTAATCCAACAATTGATTTTTCAAAAGATTCAAAAATATATTTTTCTTGAATCATAGTTTCATTGTTTCGCGCAGATAATATAGCAGCCTCATTGATTAAATTTTTTAATTGTGCGCCTGAAAACCCATCAGTGAGTTCAGCAATAGCTTTAATATCAAAAGGTTTGTCTGTTTTTTTATTTTTTATATAAAAATCCAGGATTTTCTCTCTTGAAAATTTATCTGGTACAGGGACTCTAATAATTCTATCAAATCTTCCTGGTCTAAGTAGAGCTTGATCTAGAACGTCTCTTCTATTTGTAGCAGCCATGACTACAATATCTTCATTATCATTAAATCCATCCATTTCATATAACAATTGATTTAATGTTTGTTCACGTTCATCATTTGCCATATTTATTCCAGCTCCACGCTGTCTACCAACCGCATCAATTTCATCAATAAATATAATGCACGGCCTATTCTTACGAGCAGTGTCAAACAACTCTCTAACACGTGAAGCTCCCATACCGACAAATAGTTCGACGAACTCTGAACCAGAAATAGACATAAAAGTTGAATTTGTCTCAGTTGCAATCGCTTTCGCCAATAATGTCTTACCAGTGCCAGGGGGTCCTTCCAACAAAATACCTTTAGGCATGTCAGCACCAATTGTTTTATATAACTCCTTTTTTTCAATATAAGAAATAACTTCCTTACATTCTTCAATAACCTCTGGGCTTCCTGCCCAACTAGAAAGAGAGACATTCGGTTTAACAAATAAATCATTTTCTTTTTGATTAGTGGGAAAACTAAAAGGTGTCATACCTCCGCCACCATTTCGCATGTTGTTGTTATTAAATCTTGAATTCATTCTTGTATTCATTCCTTGCATTGTATTTGCTCTATATAACGATGATAAAAACGACAATAAGAAAAGAATAGGCAAAGCATAACTTGCTAATGTTAAAATCTCTCCTGCTAGATTTTGAATATTTACAATATTTTGCGGTGTAAAATTAACAAAATATAATGGGACATGTAATTCGCCTGATTTTTCAACTAAATTAGGAACTACTATTGGATCTATATCACTTAAATGATAATGATTGTATAACAGATCATCTTTTGGCAAATTATCAATACTTACAAGTTGATTGTATTTTTTGTCTACAAATATCTTGGATAATTTATTGTTCAATAAATCTTGCACAAGATCATTATAATTTTCTTTTGTAAAATAAAACTTGTATTTGTGTATGAGTTGTAAATCATTCAAATTTTCTTTTTCGTTTATAATCATAGATACTGAACTTTTATGTTTATAAATTGAACCCTTATTTTTTAGAATTTGAAAACATTGTATTCCGCTTACAAATAACAAAAACACACAACTGACGTTTGCTATCATTTATTATATTATTTATTGTTATGTTTAAATTAATATATAAATAAATAATATAAAATTAACAGTAGTTATAAAATATATATTGCAAGTGTTATATGAATACGGTTTTAAAATTGTATACTATACTATTTTGTCTAACAAATTGTTATTGTTTTATTTATACAAATAAATTTATTAATAATAAAATAAATCAAGATAAGTTTAATGTAAAAATACAACCAGATAGAAATGAACAGAACGTATTAAACGAACCAAAAGACAAATTATATTATTTTGGCGAATTTCCTAGATTAGATGCACCAAATGATAAAGGTCAGTTAACATGGTATCCTATTGGGTTTTCTAGCGATTTTGGAAAAAAACCAACCAAAATTACTATACGAGATGTTAATTATGTTGTATGGAAAGATAAACACAATAATTATTATAGTATTAGAGATAGTTGTAGTCACCAAGGTTCGTCTTTCTTACTTGGCAACACGTGTAAAAATACCATTTCTTGCCCATATCACGGATATATATTTGATGGATCTAATGGAGAATTGGTTCAAATTCCAAAATTGCCGCATGTTGAATCTCATTCGCATAACATTGACTGTTTCAAAGTTGTTGAAAAAGGTGATATGGTTTATTTAAATACTGTAGCCGTTTTAAATGAAGAAATGAAATCGCAAATAGATGAATCCTATATTTTTACAGAACCCGAATTTTACGACAAGAATCAGCGAGTTGTATATTTGGCAGAAGATTTTGAACACTATGCCAAATTTGTAAGTGTAAATAGTTTGGATATTTGTCATATAGGGTTTGTACATACTTTTGGCAATAGAAAAAGCCCAAATCCTTTACGTAACTCAAAAGTATTAAAAATGAATGAACCGGGGCAACACCAAGATCACCACTATAAAATAATTTATGAATACGTGGCTGGAGAGAATTCGCTTGTTAACAAAATATACAATTTTGATAATATTACAGTTGAAAACGAATATGCTTTACCTCATACTACTGTTGCAAGAGTTAAATTTGGTACAATGACGTCAACTATTATAACGCACGCATTACCTATTTCAAAATTCAAAACAAAGTTATTTGTAAAAGCATACAGAAGCTATTGGAGTTATTATCATGAAAAAAATACTATGTATCTTTTACACCCATTTGAAAGCGTAATAAATTACTTTGGTGACAAACTAACTTATAAAACAATGTATAATACTTTAAAACAAGATAAGGAAATTGTAGATAATATTGATAAGACGAGTTATGAAGGAATGCATGGCAAATTTAGTATTATTTATGATATGTTTTCTAATCACTATAAAAATAATTATAAGATGTTTTATGAATCTCCGTCTATGTTTAAAGACTAATAACAAATATTTTATAAATTAAAAAATATTATTTATAAAATATATAACGAACATGAAAAAACAATACCTTGGTTTCAATAGTTGGGGAAATTTTGGAGTTAACGCTAGAACAACCACCGCTTGTGGATTAGGAAGATTAAGAGGCGCAGTTGGTTCTACTAGTCGTATATACAATTATTGTCATAGAACTTCTTCTAATCCTTTAGCATGTACCTTAAATTTGCCTTCTTCTCCTAATTCAAATTCTACCGTTCCAAATCCACCAACTAATTTATAGGTTTTAGGGTTTTGCACAACTTTTTCTAAAAGTTGTTATCAATTGTCTGTAATAAATCGCGGCGCAATATTCATTGTGTTTAATTCTTGGCATAATAATTTACATGCATACGGAATTTCTACATATGCGAAATCTGTTCTATTATCACATACTCTACAATGATGAATCTGCATTTCATCATTATAGGCTGCAACCAACCCACATTTTTTACATACATGTACGGAATATTTATCCGAAGCATCGTACATTCTACCTCGTGTAAATCGCGCAGCACCATGTGATACCATCGCATCTTTTTCCATTTCACCAAAACGTAAACCACCATCACGACTACGACCTTCAGCAGGTTGTCTGGTCAAATTTACCATAGGACCAATTGAACGACTGTGGGCCTTATCATTAACCATATGTTTTAATCTTTGATAAAATACTGGTCCCATGAAAACACTACATTCTACTTGTTCACCAGTTAAACCATTGTGCAACAGCTCATTACCATGAGCTTCATATCCTAATTTTATCAGTTCATCACAAATATCTTTCACTTCAAATTGTCCAAATGATGTACCGTCGCCAAATAATCCTAATTCCACTAACACTTTACCTAATACAGTTTCTTTTAATTGTCCAATAGTCATACGAGATGGAATTGCATGTGGATTAATAATGATATCGGGTTTTACACCACTTGCAGTAAATGGCATATCTGCTTCAGGAATAATATTACCAATAGTACCTTTCTGACCGTGACGTGATGAATTACCAGTAAATGAACATTTACCATTTCGTCTTACCAGAAATACTTCGGATGGAACTCTTAAACAATAAACTTTCCCTTGATAATCAAATACTTCTTCTATTTGTCCATTTTGTTCATGTTTATGACCGTGATTTAAGGTAGGAAATAATCTTTTTTTACGAATACCAATATCCCATGCTGTAGCTGTTGTGGTTATAATTCTTCCATCCTTCATTACGCTGGAAGATCCTGCTTCATATCTAGATGTATAATAAGCTGTATATCCCGCATGTTGTGCTAATATTTGAATATTATCTCGTAATTTAATAGATGAAGTATAATAATGTAATGATGACGCTGTTTCATGTCCGTCACCCAGACATAATGCATATAACAATATTTTTGTTTGACGTTCACTTAATGATGTATACCATTCTGGTAAATATTTATTTACAGCGCCAACGCTATATTTTTGAAATTCATGTGTCAAATTTTTATTATTTATATACCACTTAAATGAATTTTTATTCATAGAATAATTTACATTTAATATTTCACATGATTTTTTTAATTGTTCTTGAACTCTAGGCTTATTGGCCGCATATTCAATTCTACATATATAATCTTTTTCATTAATATATGTCCAACCTTCTGCTATGAAAATTCCGAATAATATTAAAAATGCATCACACTTTTCACCAGTGTAAATATCATCATTTATCTTAATTTCTAAATCAGGATTGTTTACCGGAGAAGAACCTGATTGGAAACGTACACGCTTTCCTATCATTTCTTCGGCAGGAATAAGTTGATAGTCTTTTTTATCACGTTTTTGAATCCACATTCTGTGATTCAATGTTACACATTGACTGATTCCTTGTGTTTCAACATTGTACATTTTACCAATATGATCAAATTCTAAAATTTCCAGAGGTTTAACATATTCTAATGTATTATTTGTTCTATTTAATTGACCAATTAAATCACTATCTTTAACCTCATTAATTGGTATCCAACCACGATTTAATGTTAATACATCATGATCACTTGTCATACAGAATTTATCACCAATTACAGGCTTTCTTACAATTCTCAATCGCACCTTTGCAAAATTATATCCTTCCCCATTTCTATCTATATAATTTTTATCAACATAAGTTTCTTCTACTGTTCTATGAATACGACTTTGATCTTCAAATTTAATCACTTTTGTATGATCATTTCTATTTTCTTTAATAGGTGTCACCTTAGCAATAATAATATCACGATTTTCTACTAATGTGTTTTCTGGTATAACACCTTTACTATTCACTTTATTGTAATTACCGAACTTCATTCCTTTGGTCTTAGTTGGATCTGGTTTACATCTAATTTCTTCGTCACCATTTATTTTTTGTTTATCTTCATCTTTTTCTGTATGATAAATAGTTGTCACAAACAAACCTCTATCAATGGAACCTTTATTAAATAACAACGAATCCTCTTGATTATAACCTGTGTGAGTCATAATAGCAACTACTACATTTGTACCAGAAGGAATTTTATTTAATTGAATCAGATTCATGACACGAGTATCTACTAAAGGTCTACTAGGATAATTCAAAACATATGCGGTTTTATCCATACGATTCTCGTAGTTTGTTACATATACTCCCATCGCCTGTTTTCCTTGCGCACATTGATAACAATTTCTGGGTGATTGATTATGCTCTGGAAAAGGGATACATGACGCTAATACACCGAAAATAGTACTAGGATGAATTTCACAATGGGTATATTTGTAAACCCTGTCGCCTTTTTGTATAAGATCTTTGGGTTTTGTTGCAATCATTGACCAAGATTGTTCATCTGAATCAATATATTCAATTGCAGATTCGTTATTGTCGTAACCAATTAATAAATTATCCCAATTAATTTCATTATTTTTTAATTTATTGATAAGTGTATTTGTAATTAAGATGTTGTTGTTTTTAACACGCAATAACGGACGCATTATTCTACCGCCATCATTACAAACTCTTAATTCTTTATTTCTGTAATCAAATATAATTGAAGTATAAATATTAATGATACCCTTGTATTTTTTCTCTTTTAAAGAAATATATAATGCTTCTGGTTCATTTGTAGTACCAACCCACGATCCATTTATAAATACCTTTACTTTATTATACAATTCATTTGATGAATTGGCATCACTAATATTAATTATATTAGGCATGATATAATCATATAAAGATAATGAGTTAGAATGGATTGTTATGTGAGCCATATAACTCAGATTTTTAACAATACCAACGGATTGACCTTCTGGTGTTTCTGCAGGACAAATCATACCCCAAGACGTATTATGTAATTTACGAGGTGGAATAAGTTTGCCACTTTTATCAGTTGGGGTTGATATTCTACGAGCATGACTCAAACTTGAAACATAAGTCAGTCTATTTAAAACTTGTGCTACACCAACTTTATTTGAATTCGTATGTTTAATACCAAAATCGCCTGTAGCTAGCGCACGTTTTAATCCATTCTCTATTGTAGTAGATTTAATTATTTTGCATATATTTGTAAAATTAATTATATTCTCATAATCATCCTTAGATTTCCATGAGCCTGTATTAATTTCACGAATTACCTGTTTTTCCATATCTTTGACTAATTTATTAAAATAATTTCTGAATAAATTATTTAATAATGTACCAGTTAAATCAATACGTTTATTAAGAAACGAATCTCTGTCGTCTTGTTTAATCATTTCAAAATTTGCTTGAAGTAATTTATTTGTCATATAACCCAAGAAATATATTTTTTGTGTACTATTTTGACAATGTGGGAATAAATCATTATTTAAAATGTCCATTGTAAACTCAAGTTTTTTCTTAGCACCGGTTTCTCTATCCATGTTAATAGGAGTATACATAGCATATCCGGTGATATATTTTATACATTCTTCTTTTGACAAATGTTTATTAGCGTCAATAATAGATGCTTGTAATGCGTCTAATAATTTTTTATTTTCGTTATTTGTAATATCTAATAAGACTTTTTCGCATATTTCTTTATCTGAAATTATACCTAATGCGCGAAATACTATAAACAAAGGAATTGGTTGTTTAACACGTGGTATTTGAACAAATATTGGATTACCAAAACCGTTATTTTTAGAGCTGATCATCATATTTATTTGTTTTGGTGAAATACATTTAAAATCAGGAACCGATTTTATTTCTGCTATCCATGTATATTTTGTATTATTTTTAGAAACATTGAAACAATAGACTTTGTTTTCAGCAGCTCTTTCTTGGCCTAATACAGTTTTTTCTGAACCATTTATAATAAAATATCCTCCTGCATCAAATTTACATTCACCTGTTTGTACATTTTCAAAATGTTTATATTGGTTTAATACGCAAATATTGGATCTTAACATAATTGGTAATTTACCAATATGTATACCGGGTAATGTTTTATAAAATATTTGTGTGCTTTCTAACTCTGGACCGGTTCTTACAATATATTTAATATTAACATCTACGGTCATAGAGGAAGCGTATGTAAAATTACGCAATCTTGCCTCTTGTGGAAACATTAATTTAATTGCACCATTATTTTCATGAATTTGCGGTCTATAAATATGAAAGTTTTCAAAAGTTATAAAGGTTTCTAACGAATATTTTTTATTATTTGGGTCATAATCTTGTTCTGAAACAATGTGAACAGGATTAAACATTTCTATTGTTTTTGATATTTGATACCCAACAAAATTATTATATGATTCCAGTTGATGTCTAACTAACCTTTCCAAATGCTGGCCTTTAAAATATGACTCAATGATATTCCAAGGTGTTTCAATATATTGATCATTTTCAAGATCAAATTGTTCATTATTATTACTTTTTTCGGAACTCATTATTTCAGTATAAGTTTGGTTATTTGACATCATTAAAGGTATAATAATCATTTCAATTTATTTTTATATTGTTTTAAAATGTTAATATATGTTTATTTAAATGTAAAAAGATTTAAAATAATTATTTTAATTAAATATAATTATTTTATTATGGACAAAATAAAAAAATGTAACTATTGCTATAATTATACAAGTCCTTTAAAAATAGTTGCATATAACAATTTTTTGAAAACTTTGATTATTAAAAATAAATCTATAATTAACAAAAAATATATACATAATAATATAAATATTGATAATGAGACGGTTCGTTTAGTACAACCTTCCCTAATACCAAAATTAAAAAAACTCGTTAGTAAACCTATTTTAAATGAACCAATTGATTCAACCACACCTAAAATTGACAACGAATATTTATATATAAATATTGATGTAGAGATCAATACTATAAATGATTTATTGGATTTGATAAATAAATATAATATAGAACCACATCTACACTATAATATAAATATGGAATCACTTCACAAAATCAAAGAACCTTTGATTGAATTAAATAATATGATAGGTATGAAAGAATTAAAAACTAATATTGTTGAACAAATTATTTATTTTATACAAGAATTACACAGTAATTCACATGATTTTATGCATACTGTTATTTATGGACCTCCTGGCACAGGTAAAACGGAGATAGCAAAAATATTGGGAAAAATTTTTTCAAATATTGGAATATTATCAAAAGACTCTTTTAAAAAGGTCACTAGAAGTGATCTCATTGCTGGATATGTTGGCCAAACTGCTTTAAAAACGAGAGACGCAATTAAAGAATCTTTAGGTGGAGTTCTTTTTATAGATGAAGCTTATTCACTTGGTAACAGTGAGAAAAAAGATTCGTTTTCAAAAGAATGTATAGATACTTTATGCGAAGCTTTAAGTAATTATAAACATGATTTAATGGTAATTATAGCAGGATATGAAAATGAACTGAATGATTGTTTTTTTAATTATAATCAAGGTTTAGAATCTAGGTTTGTGTGGCGATTTAAAACCGACGAATACAATGGAAAAGATTTATACGATATATTTATAAAAAAGATAGAAGAGATTAATTGGTCTATATGTGAAAGCGATAAAAACATTACACCCATTTGGTTTGAAAAAAACATTGATTGTTTTAAACATTATGGTAGAGATATTGAAAGTCTTTTAGCAAAAACAAAAATAGCGCATAGTAAAAGAGTTTTTTGTAAAGATAAAATTAATAAAAAGAAAATAATATTAGAAGATTTAGAAAATGGAATGAAATTATTTTTAAAAAATAAAGAAACACTTAATTTTCGTGAAAATGTATTATTAAAAAAACAGATTCAATATTCTATGTATAATTAACAAATTTAAATTATAAATTATAGTATAATAAAAATTATAATATAATAAATTATGTCCAATAAAAGAATTGAAATTAATCCTGCTTTATTTTCATTAAATGGGAAAAATAAAACTAAAAAAAATAAAGAACGACCTTCTAAACCAATAATAACCACAATAATTTCACCTAATGTTCTTAAAAATAAATTACTTAAAAGAATTAAAGAGCATAAAAGTCGTGAAAATAACAATAACAATACCAGTAAAATAGAAGAAGCGTCTACTAATGAAAAAACCGAACATTATAACGATAATGATAAAAATAATACTGATAACAAAATAAACATTGATAATAATGTTTTAAAATTTTCAGAAGAGTTTAATGATTCTATTAACTATTTACAGAGTTTATCAAAAGAAAAAAAAATTAATGATGAAAAAAATTTATATGAAAAACAAAAAATGAAGAGAAGAGAAGAACTTCAAAGAAGCACTTTGAAAAATTATAGTTCAGGACCTTTTGTTTATAATGATTTACCAGATGATTTAAAAGAACCATTAATAACTGTTAATACTGAGACTTTAAGAAGTGATGTAAATGAATCACCCTTGAGATTAAAATATAAGGTTGACAGTATAGTACCATACGGGGTATTAAAAGGCGGTTTTAAACCAACTATGCGTGAGTGGAATAAAACACAAAAAAATAGAGATTTTATTTATGGTAACAATATTCATAATAACAATAATACTACCATCGCAACTATTTCTACGAATAGTAGTGATAGAGAGAATAAATTGAATGCATTAAAGGATAAAATTAAAGAAAAACAAAAAGAAGAATATAATAAACTGCAATTGCAAAATGCAATTAATAACTCAAATAAAGTACATGTGCCAATCCCAATTCCGAATAATAACACTAACACTAATAATAACAACACTAATAATAATAATAATAGCGTTCTTGAAAAGCCTCTTATAGTTTCTAATGAAAATATTCCTAGCGTTAATAATAACAATAATAATATCGTTTCAACACCGCAGCCGAAGATTATGAAACAAATACATAAAAAAACAATTCGTAGAAAATATACTCTAGGTAAATCAAAAATAAAAAAAACCGTTGGAATTTTATTAAAAAATAAAACTACTAGAAAAAATGTATTAATTGCACAGAAAGAATTAAAAGAAAAACCTATTAGTGACGTAAAAAAATATTTACGAACCCATAATTTAATAAAAACGGGTAGTAACGCTCCAAACGATGTATTAAGAAAATTATATGAATCTGCTATGTTAACCGGAGAAGTAAATAATAATAATAAAGATATAATGTTACATAATTTTATGAAAGACGATAAAACAAATGACGATATATAATTTTATTTTCCAAATATATAGTAACAACAATGGAAGTAACTAGAAACAAATTATCAGAACACGAAAAAAAATTTTTTCATAGATTGAGTAATTATTTAGATACTAAAATATATTTTTTTGGTAGTATACAAAGACGTGATTATTTCCCAAGTGCAAGTGATATTGATGTTGACATATTTACACACGATGAAAATAATACAATTATCAAATTAATGAATTTTTTGAATGTAGGCAGAGATGAATTCAAAAGGGTCGTTTATAAATTAAATACCAATAAAGATAAAATAGCATATGGATACAAAATGAATTACATAAATCTTGAACAAAAAATTTGTGTAGAATTTTCTATTTACAATGAAAAATATAAAGATGCAATTTTATATGAACACAATGGGAAAAAAGATTTACCATTGCATGCAACAATTTTATTAGTAATAATTAAATTTTTATATTATACACTTGGTATTATACCATCCAAATGGTATACTAAAATGAAACGGTTTATTTTAAGTACTTTAATATTTCAAACAAATAGTCATTACGTTGTTATTGATCCGAAATAACTTTATGCCAATGAATTGAACAATTTTCGTTTTTGCATAATTTATGTGAATCATTTGTATATTTGTCCCAATAAGGGATTGCGTCAGGATCATCTTCACCAATCATATGTTTGTGCTCATCAATATGTGATATACCCAATACTCCTGTATTAATATAAATGTCTTTCACGTAATTTCTTAATTCTGGATTGATCATGTGACCATAACGCAACATATGATTATCTGGTACATTGAATGATTTACTCCATCGTGTTGAACAAGCAACTGAGATATCTGTTTTATTATACACTGAATGAAACCATGACATTGGGTTATATAAAATATCCTTTTCTTTTAAATCTACTTCATAACGTTCAGCGTATTTAATAAGCGGAAATTTATCTAGTAATTCATCTGTATCCATGTTCAAAAATCGCGATTCTGATGCCATATAAATACCTTTTTTTTGAAAATTTGGATATAATAGTGCCAATTGATTAGGATTGAAAAATGTCCATTTTTTCTCTCCTTGAATCATTAAATAAAAATTATTTGTGTAAGCAGCATGTAATGCGGTACCAGTTCCTTTTATTACGCCTAGAAATAGTTGTTTACTATTGTTTGACATATAACCGTCTATTATATTTTTAATGATATCCATATCAGAATCAGGTAGCAAATCTTTGTAATGATAAAATAGATTAGTTGAATTGGTGATATAACATTTATTTTCTAAAATATTTTTCAATTCTGTAAAAACATTATCCGGGCATGTTTTTTCTGCGCTAGGACTCATATATACTTTATTATTACCGGCTATTTTCATAAGATTTTCAAATTGCATGGTTTTAAAACACTGTAATTCTACTCCACGCATTACAAATGGATAATCATTTTTAAGATAATGCAAAACTTTTTCTTTAAAATCAGGCTGATCTATATGAAAAATTTCAATTTGTTTTGGTTTTTTGTATATAGCACCATTTTGATGTAACCATTTTAAATTTCTATCGCAAATTTCTATTACTTTTTCATTGTTTATAGTATTATTTCCAGATGGTATTCGTGGAAATATTGCTTTATTAAAATCTGCATAGTACTCTAAAGGCATTACAGGAGTAAATCCAAATTTCATATTTGAACAATATGCTGGTTCTAATTTCCAATAATAACCTGATAAAGCATATATATCATAAAATAAAAACATTAGCGTAATATCTATATTTCTTTTGAAGAATAAATATACTAATATTAATAGTAGTATAAGTATGATAAATATTTTTGTTTTATTTATTTGTTTTTTCATCTTTTGATCTACTTAATAATATTAGGAAAGATATTTTTTAATTAAAATAGAATATTAAAGATATTTTGATAAATAATTATAGCACATGGCACTGATAAAAGAATATTTTGATTTATGTAACAAATATCATAATGAATATGGTGAAAAAACTATTCTACTCATGCAAGTCGGAAGTTTTTATGAATGTTATGGTATAAAATGTCAAAAATCAATGGCCGTGAAACAAAGTAAAATAACTGAGTTCTCTCATATTTGTGAATTAAATATAGCTAATAAGAATACTTGTGTTGGTGAAGAAGATGTCATTATGGCTGGGTTTAAAGTTGAATTTCTTGAAAAATATTTGCGTAAAATTCAAGAAGCAGGTTATACTTGTGTTGTTTACAAACAAGACGAGTCTGCAAAAAATACCTCCAGATCTCTTGAAGGGATTTATTCGCCAGGAACCTATTTTTCCAATGAATCCACAAACTTAACAAATAATTTAACTTGTATATGGGTTGAATCAATAAACAACAAGTTTACAAAAGGTAAAGTTGTCATTGTTGGTATGTCAAACGTGGATATATTTACTGGAAAAACGAATATTTTTGAATACAAAGAAAATTATATACGAAATCCTACTACATTTGATGAATTAGAACGGTTTGTTTCTATTTATAATCCAAGCGAAGTTATATTGATTTCCAATTTAACTCCTGAAGAAAATGATGATATTATTAATTATGTAAATATTAGAACAAACTCAATTCATTTAATAAATACATGTCATGAGAACCCGAGTGAAACTAGAATAGTACAACAAGTAAAAAACTGTGAAAAACAAACCTACCAAAAAGAGATTCTAAGTAAATTTTTCAAAATAGCCGATTTTGACGTGTTTTTTCAAAATTTTTACAACAATCCAATTGCTACACAGAGTTTTTGTTATTTGTTGGATTTTGTTTATCAACACAACCCACATTTACTGCATAAAATTGCAGAACCTTTTTTTGACAATTTCTCTGATAGAATGATTTTAGCAAATCATTCATTAAAACAATTAAATATTATAGATGATAACAATTACACTGGTAAATATTCGTCTGTTTTGAAAATGTTAAATGCTTGTTTGACACCTATGGGAAAACGTAAATTTATTGGTAATTTTTTGAATCCGACAACCAACGTCACTTATTTACAAAGAGAATATGATATTATTGATCACATGCTACGCAGTGAAAATTATGAAAAATACAATTTATTTTTGAGTGAGCAATTAAGTCAAATAAAAGATTTATCCAAATGGGAAAGACAAATATTTATAAAAAAAATTACACCCAAGGCTTTTTATAATTTACACAAAAATATTAAGATGATTCAATATGTTTTTGAATTTATAAAATCCGATACTGTTATCATGCAATATTTACAAAAAATGAAAATTGATACTCTTCACATTCAACAATATTGTGAAAACATTTGTAATTATATTGAAACAAATATTAATTTGTATCTTGCAAAAGATTGGGACCAGGAAGATAATTTTTATGTTAATTTTTTCAATTCTGGCATTGACAAACTAGTTGACGAGAAAACAGAAATTATCAAAGATTCTGAAGAACAATTAGAATGCATTCGCGAATATTTGAGTAATATAATTAAAAAAAAAGAAAAAACTTCCAAAGCTACAAATACGGAATATGTAAAAATTCATGAAACAGAAAAAACTAGTTATAATTTAATTGCTACAAATCGTCGTTGTAAATTATTGGATGACGGACTACCTAATGACGAACAAAAGGTTCAATTGACATATAATTCTTCATTCAACAATGATAGTTCAAAACCCAAAAGTTTTGATTTTGCAATTAGTAAAAAAGGTTTTCAATATAATAAACAAAACGCAGCGAATTGCTTTATTAATAATCAACAAATAAACTACATCTCAAAAACTATTATATCAAGTAAAATATTGATGAAAGAATTTATTTCTCTCGCATTCAATAATTTTGTTGAAAAATTTGGAGAACAATTTCAAATACAACTAGAATACATTATTGATTTCATTACTATTATTGATGTCTTATATGCAAAATATTATATTAGTAAAAAATATAACTATTGCAAACCAATTATCATAACGAATCAAAATGGAACAACGACTCAAAAATCATGCATAGAAGCCAAGAATCTTCGTCATTGTTTAATAGAGCATTTACAAACAAATGAATTTTATGTGACAAATGATATTACCTTAGGAAATGGCGAAACGGATGGAGTCTTATTATTTGGTACTAACGCAGTCGGAAAAACTAGTTTGATTAGGGCCATTGGTATTTCAGTGATAATGGCACAATCCGGATTGTATGTTCCTTGCAGTGAATTCAATTATGTACCATATAAATACATATTTACACGCATTCTAGGAAATGACAATATGTTTAAAGGTCTTTCTACGTTTGCAGTTGAAATGTCTGAATTACGAACCATTCTGAGATGTGCTAATGAGAATAGTTTAATATTAGGCGATGAATTATGTTCAGGAACAGAAATCTCGTCGGCAATAAGTATTTTTGTAGCGGGTATTCAAAAAATGAGTGCTTGTAATAGCAGTTACATTTTTGCAACACATTTACATGAGATTGTTAATTATGATGAAATTACATCTATTGATAGCTTAAAAATAAAACATATGGAAGTAGTATATGATAAGGAAAACGATTGTTTGGTATACGATCGTAAGCTTAAAGATGGACCAGGTAATTGCATGTATGGTCTTGAAGTATGCAAATCATTAAATTTACCAACCGATTTCATGGAAAATGCATATAATATCCGTATGAAATATAATAAAGAATCAGGAAGCGTCCTTTCATTTAAAACATCACATTTTAATTCAAAAAAAATAATGGGGCTTTGTGAAAAATGTGGAATTAATATTGGAACCGAAGTTCATCATTTGCAACATCAATCAGCAGCAGATGGCGACGGGTTTATAAATAACAATGGATATAAATTGCATAAAAATAATCCTGCTAATTTATTAACATTATGTGAAAAATGTCATCATGAATTTCATAGTGATAAAAGCGATAAAAGTGATATAAGTGACATAAGTAATATTAGTGATAATAATATCAATAACATTAAAATAAAAAAGCAACATAGAAAAGTAAAAACAACAAAGGGTATTAAAATACAAGAGGCTTAACGTCTTTTATTACGACGTGTCTTTGAAAGCGAGTTATTTGTAATAACGTTAACTCCCTTTTTTAAACCTTTTACTCCCATATCAAAACCAGTTAGTACACCTTCATATATTGTACCTAAACCTTTTTCTATTTTTGGTCTTGATTTTAAAGTAATGGTTGCCACGTCAGCTCCTACATTTTTGATTCCTGACGCAATAACTGGTAACGCTCTAGTTGCATTATTACTAAATTTTTTAAAAAATCCTCTTTTACTCTTTTTTTTATAATTCTTTCGTGTTCTTTTAGCCATTTAATATAAAATATATTAATATTTTAATTTTATTTGTATTTAGTTAAAATAAATAAAAAAAATGATTTAATTAATAAAAGTTTAAAAATTTAGTATATAATTAATTTAGAGAATGATTATTCCTGTAAAATGTTTTACTTGTGGCATGGTTCTTGCAGATAAATATAGATTTTATACAGAAGAAGTGCGTAAAAAAAATCTAGCTAAATCAATGGATGTTGATAAAGTTTTATATTTGACTAAAGAGTTTCACGATAAAACACCAGAAGGTGAAGTTTTAGATGAATTAAATATGAATAAAATGTGCTGCCGCAGACATTTTCTGACACACGTTGATATTGAATAAATAAATTAATAATTAAAATAATATTTTAATAACTTTTATAAAAATCTTATTTTATTATATTATAATAAATAGAAAGTATAATGCAAAAACATTATAAAACTAAAAAACATCCAAGTAGTTATTATAAAATGAGAGGGTGCTCCAAGAAATCTATGCGTAACCATAAAAAACGTGGTCACTATTTAGGAGGCAGTAAGTCTCTTGTTACAGGCGCGGATTTTAATTTAGCTTATTCATATAATGGTCCTGTTTTAAAAAATGATTCTTTAGCATACACTGGTAAGGGTGGATATAAAGGAACAGGTATTTTTTCTTCTACACCTTCTAATGTAAACGGTGAAAATCCATTGTATCCTAATACAGGACCACAACCAGACGGTTTTAATTTTTTAAATCCAATGAATCAACAAAGAGGAGGCGGATGTGGATGCGGAATGTCATTTATGAGTGGAGGCGGACATCGCTCAGGATGTAAATGTAGCACATGTAAAGGGAATAGTAAAATGAACGGTGGAGGATGTAGTACAAGTAATAACGGCATTCCATTTCCAAATGGATTAGTTGGCGCTCCTTATAATAATCCAACTAATTTACCTGGTGCAAATGGAGTTGTAGGTGATGCTAATTATTATGCAAATAATACTTATAATAACGACATTTCTAGACAAATGACAAACGTTGGTGCAAACCCTCCATTTTTATCTCTTAAAGGAGGTAGAAAAGGTAGAAAAAGTAGAAAAACACGCAAAATGCGAGGTGGAAATTTAACTAATTTATTAGGCCAAGATTTAGTTAATTTAACTAGACAATTTACTCACGGCATTGGAAGTGCATACAATGGATTACAAGGTTATCCTGCTTCACCAAATCCATTACCATGGAAAGATCAACTAGTCTCTAAACAATAAAATTATTTTTTCTATTACTAATTCATAATGGCATTTCCGAGAAGTGTTAAGGAATTGTGTAGACCAGCATTTATTTATTTTAGTTTATCTATTTTATCAATTATAATAATTTTACTTCAAAATTTAGGTAATACAAATAGATACAGTTTTGGATGTTTTTCTTGCAATATAACTGATACAACATTATTATTTATTGTTAAAATAATTTATGTACTGTTTTGGACATACGTTTTAAATTTAATTTGTAAAGATGGTAATAGTAGACTATCGTGGATATTAGTATTGTTTCCATTTATAGCATTTTTATTAATAATGATGTTTTTTATGATATTACAATTATAATAATTTATTACATTACAGTTTAATAATATTAAATATGGAAATATCAAATTAATATTATTTTTATAATATAACTATATTATAAACATAATATGAAAGTGGATACAAAAAATGGATTTACGTATACAAAAAATGGATGGAAATATATTTATATAAAAGGTTCTCCAAAAGAAAGAGGGTACGCTTATGGTTCTGCATGTGCAAAAGAATTTATTGAAATTAAAAAAATGTTGAAATTTTTTATATATGAATCTTATGGAAGAGAATGGGACTTTTTTATAGAAAAAATTAACATAGATTTTAAAGAAATGACAAAAACAGTTTTTAATGAATTTTATGAAGAAATGGAAGGTATTGCAGAAGGATGTAAGGCAAATGGTTGCGATACTTCTGTTGATGAAATTATTGCATGGAATTTTTACATGTCAATACCATATTGGTATCCGTCATGGATTGAAACAAATGACTCTATTAACAATTCAGGACATTCTAAATCAGCCGCTGGACCAAGAGAAGGCGGTGGTGCAAAAGACCATTGTAGTGCTTTCATCGCCGTTGGAGAAGATTGGACTGAAGATGGTAAAATTGTAGTAGCACACAATTCTTTTTGTGATTATATTGATGGTCAATATTCTAATGTAGTACTTGACATTCAACCCGACGACGGGTTTCGTATTATAATGCAAACAAGCCCATGTTGGATTTGGAGTGGAACTGATTTTTTTGTTACATCAAAAGGGATTATAGGAACCGAAACGACAATTGGCGGGTTTTTACCTTACGTTAAAAAATATCCAATTGGTTATCGTATTCGTAAGGCTATGCAATATGGTAAAACATTAGACGAATATGTTGATATTTTGCTAGACGGTAATTCTGGTGATTATGCAAATTCGTGGTTATTTGGAGATACCAATACAAATGAAATTATGAGACTTGAATTAGGTTTAGAATTTCATAATATAGAAAGAACAAAGAATGGATATTTTATTGGTTTTAATGCAACATATGATCCACAAATTAGAAACATAGAATGTGTAAATTCGGGATTTTATGATATAAGAAGACATCAAGGAGCAAGATATGTCAGATTAGGAGATTTAATGGATGAAAATAAAGGTAAATTAAATATTGAAATTGCAAAAAAAATAATTGCAGATCATTATGATGTTTATTTACAAAAAGAAAATAAATGTTCTAGAACAGTTTGTTCACATTATGATTTAGATGCAAGAGAATATATGTCAGCTCCAGGAAGACCGCTTCCTTTTGCTCCACGCGGAGCAGTAGATGGTTTTGTTTGTGATACAAAAATGGCGCAACAAATGATGATTTGTGGAAGATATGGAAATTCTTGTGGAACATCTTTTATTAAAAATGATTTTATAAAAACACACCGCCAATATGAAATTTTTAGTCCTTATCTAAAAGACAGGCCTTCTGAAGAGTGGAGTAATTTAACACTTGAAATGCAAAAAGGTGGTACAAAATCACACAAAGTGAAATTTAAAATAACGCGAAAAATACGTAGACGTAATAAAAATAAAACAAATAAAACGATATAAATCACAATTCAGATAAATAAATTTTAGGCATAGAGGTATTTATAATATTATTAAATAATATTATAAAAAAATATGATTAATATAATTATATAATATAAAATATAATTTAATATGGATAACAAAGATCAAATTTCATGGAAAATTATTAATAAATATTTTAATGATAATCCAAATAATTTAGTAGCCCATCATTTAGAATCATACAATGATTTTTTTAATAGTGGTATAAATCGTGTATTTCGTGAAAATAATCCTATAAGATTTGTTGAGAGAGAAGACGAATCAGAACAAAGTAATAAACGAAATGAATGTTTGTTGTATTTAGGAGGTAAAGATGGTACTAAAATTTATTTTGGTAAACCAATTATTTATGATGATAATTATACTCATTATATGTTTCCAAATGATGCTAGACTAAGAAATATGACTTATGGAACAACCATACATTATGATGTTGACGTTGATTTTATTTATTACAAAGGAGATGAAAAGAAAGAACATTCTATTACTTTGAATAAAATTTATCTAGGGCGTTTTCCAATTATGTTGCAGTCGGACCTTTGCATTTTAAAATCATTAAACAAAGATGTCAGGTTTAATATGGGTGAATGTAAAAATGATTATGGAGGATATTTTATTATTGATGGAAAAGAAAAAGTTATTATTCCTCAAGAAAAATTTGCAGATAATATGCTTTATATAAGAAAAAACAAAGACGACGATGTTTACAGTCACTCCGCTGAAATACGATCCGTATCTGAAGATGCATCCAAACCTATTCGTACGACAGCAGTTAAAATTGTTGCACCTTCACCATCGTTATCTAATAAACAAATCGTTGTTGCAGTGCCAAATGTAAGAAAACCTGTACCTTTATTTATTTTAATGAGAGCATTAGGTGTGATATCAGACAAAGAAATTATTAAAACATGCATTTTAGATCTTGATAAAAATCAAGATTATATTGATTTATTTATACCATGTGTACATGACGCCAATAAAATTTTTAATCAAGAAACTGCATTAAAATATATTGCTACTTTTACAAAAAGAGGTACCGTGTCAAGTGTAATTGAAATTCTTTCTGATTATTTCTTGCCTCACGTTGGAGAAATCAATTTTTTAGATAAAGCTTATTTTGTAGGATACATGGGTTACAAGTTATTAAAAGTGTACACTTTACAAGAAAAACCAACTGACAGAGATAATTTTCGTTTTAAAAGAATAGAATTAACAGGATCGCTTATATATGATTTATTTCGCGAGTATTATTTAATACAAAAAAGAAACATATCAACAAAAATAGATAAAGAATATTATTATCATAAAGGTGAATATAAAAATAATGACGAGTTAATTGAAGAAGAAATGTTACAAAATAAAAATAAGAACTCAAGTGAGCAAAATAAGTATAAAGATAATTTTATTAGTTTAATTGAGACAAACATCACTCATTTTTTTAAAGATAGAGATGTTGAATTAGGGTTTAAAAAAGCTTTTAAAGGTAATTGGGGATCAGAAACTCATACGAAACGTTTAGGTGTTGTGCAAGATTTAAATAGATTGAGCTACTATACTTTTATTTCTCATTTAAGAAAAATAAATTTACCGTTAGATGCTAGTGCAAAAGTTGTTGGGCCCAGGTTATTAAATAGTTCACAGTGGGGTTTAATAGATCCAATTGATACTCCAGACGGAGGTAACATAGGTCTTCATAAACATTTAGCTATATCTACTCATATAACAAGCGGTACATCTTCATTGCCATTAATTAATTGGTTAAGAAATAACACTCCTTTAAAATTAATTTTAGAATGTCAACCTGAATTTTTAGCAAATAGTACAAAAATTTTTGTAAATGGTAAATGGATTGGTGTTGTAGTTAAACCAATTAGTACAAAATCTCAAAACAATAGTGAAAAAGATATGGGTTTAGTTGAACTTTTAAAACTATATAGAAGAAATGGAATTATTCCAACATTTACTAGTATATCTTTTGATTATGAGCAAAATATAATCAACATTTATACAGACGCAGGCCGTTTAACGCGTCCTATTTATTATATTGATAACAATGAAAAGAGTTTTGAAAGAAAAGAAGTAAAAGAAATGATTCAAGATGAAAAAATTTCATGGGAACAAATAGTTTGTGGTTTTAAAAAGAAAAACATTGAGTCATTTAATTTTAAAGATAATAAAGTATATGAAATAGCCGAATTATATAATGATTTACAATTTGATAATAAAAGTAATCATAATAAACATAGATATTGGGATACATACGATGATAATGAAGATCAAAATACAAAAAGAATATATAATGAACTTCAAAAACATAAAGCAGTAGTTGATTATTTAGATACTGCGGAAGAAGAATCTGCATTAATTGCTAATCATTCTGATGATAATAAAAAAAATAAATACTTTACACATCTTGAAATTGATCCGTCTTTGATATTAGGCGTTATGGGTAATTTAATTATTTATCCTGAGCACAACCCAGTAACTCGTAACTCATTTTCGTGCGGTCAAAGTAAACAGGCTGTTTCAATGTATCATACTAATTATCAAATGCGTATTGATAAAATGGGCGTTGTTTTAAATTATGGACAGAAGCCACTTATTAAGTCCAGATATTTGGAATATATTAACAATGAAGAAATACCATACGGTGTTAATGCTATTGTTGCTATTATGTGTTACACTGGATATAATGTAGAAGATGCTATTCTTATTAACGAAGGCGCTATTCAAAGAGGCATATTTAGAACAACGTATTTTTCAATGTATGAAGCAAGAGAAGAAAGTTCAAAAGTATCAGGAATGATTAATTCACGATTTGCTAATATTGAAAAAAACAATGTAGTCAAAATTAAACCAGGATATGATTATAGTTTATTGGATGATCGTGGAATGATAAAAGAAAATACGCCACTAAATGATAAAATTGTGTTGATTGGAAAAATTACTAGCGACACAGAAAATAAAGATAGATTTGTTGATGATTCCATAAAACCTAAAAAAGGACAATTGGGATTTGTTGATAAATCATTTATCACTCAAGGCGAAGAAGGCTTCAATATTGCAAAAGTGAGAATACGCGAAGAAAGAATACCTGCTATTGGTGACAAAATGGCTTCAAGGGCGGGACAAAAAGGGACACTAGGTCTTATTATTCCAGAAGAAGATATGCCTTTTACTGCGGATGGAATAAGACCTGATCTTATTATTAATCCACATGCAATACCGTCACGTATGACCATTGGTCAAATAGTTGAATCTTTATTTGGTAAAGTTTGTACAAGTTATGGAGCTTTTGGTGATTGTACTGCATTTCAAGTAAAAGGATCAAATTATTCTACTTATGCACCTTTATTAGTTAAAGCTGGTTTCAATTCTACAGGCAATCAAATACTATACAATGGTATGACCGGCGAGCAAATACAAAGTGATATCTACATTGGTCCAACCTATTATATGCGTCTCAAACATATGGTAAAAGATAAAATAAACTATCGCGCTACTGGTCCAAGGACTAATTTGACTAGACAAACTGTTCAAGGAAGAGCTAACGACGGCGGTCTAAGAATAGGTGAAATGGAGCGTGATGGTGTTCTTGCTCACGGTATGTCTTATTTTTTGAATGAATCGTTTATGATAAGAGGAGACGAATATTATATGGCAGTTTGTAACAAAACTGGCGCAATTGCGATCTACAACGAAACAAAAAATTTGTTTTTAAGTCCATTTGCAGATGGTCCTATTAATTTTCATACAAATCCAGATGGTACAATAAATGTTCAAAATATATCTAATTTTGGTAGATCTTTCAGTGTTGTAAGAATACCTTATTCATTTAAACTTTTGATACAAGAGTTGCAAACAATGAATGTTCAAATGCGCATAATTACAGATGAAAATGTAGATCAAATGTTAAGTTTGTCATATTCAAATAATATTGCTAAATTACTTAATGACAAGGATGTAAATGACATTAGCGCCACGGAAGGAGAAGATTATGAAAAGTCTAATTATTATTTGAAAACGAATATTGCAAAATTAAAAATAGATATTAGAAAAATTTTAACAACTCCCGCCAAAAATGATGGGTTGAATAAAATGCAAACTACAATCAATGAAATTGATTCGGAAGAACCAGAAGAAAAAGAATCGCCGCCGTATATTCCTATTGATATAAAACCTTTTGAAGATGGACAAAGCGATAATACTATTCCTTACGCGCCTGGTTCACCTGTATATCAAAGTAGCGACAGTCAAACAAATCAGCCTAATACATCATCGCCTTTTGTTCCAGATATGGAAACAGAACTAGCTAACACTCCATTATTAGCAAAAAAACCTATACAAAATACAGAAGGGGTTGAACAATCCACTTTTATACCAATGACTCCTTCTTTTAGTCCACCAACAAGTGAAAGTGAAGAAAATAAAACTATTTTGGAAGTTGAAGAGGAAAAAAAGGAAGGTGAAGAGAATAATAAAAACGAAGGAAGTCCACGTTCTATGAATAACACTTCTAAT